GCAACAAACGCAGTTGGAAATGCAACATCAGCCGCAACAAATGCGATAGGCGATTTACAATCAAAAATACCAAAACCACCTGCAATACCACCATTACCTAAGTTACCAAATGTACCTCAATTGCCGGGTGTTCCTGAATTTAAACAAAAAGAATTACCAGTACCAAAAAAACTTAAAAATAATAAATTCAAAGATAAATTAGCTAAAGCATCTGAAAAAGCAAAACAATTAGCAGAAAAAGCAAAAGCTAAAGTAGAGGGTGCACAAGAAAAAGCAAAAGCAGCTGTTGCTACTGCACAAGAAAAAGCAGAAAAAGCTGTTGCTACTGCACAAGAAAAAGCACAAAAAGTAGTATCGGATGCACAAGATAAAGTAAAACAAGGAATTGCAAGTGCAGAAGAAAAAGCAACTGCTACTGCTGAAAAAGCTAAACAAAGTGTGAAGGATGAAATTAAAAAAGCTCAAGAAGAAAATGGTGGTAAACCATTGACACAAGAAGAAAAGGATAAAATTACAATTAATAAAACAACAGAAATTGCTGAGAAGGATGCAAAACCTACTCAAGACGCAGCTAAAGCAGCTATTGCAAAATCAAACGAAACAATAGGTGATCCTGATTTAACTGAACCTCAAAAATTCGTAGAAACATATGAAGGTTTAGATACGGGTAAAAAATTCTATTTGTATATTGAACGAAACAAAAAAGGATTTTATATAACAAGTGCATACAAAAATCAAAATAAAACAGGATTTATAACTGGTACTTCTTTTACAAATATATATCCTGATAGAGCTATTAACACACTTCAAGAACATATAGATACCAATTTAGATGTTTAAAAAAATTAATTATGTCTTGGCAAACATTTAAAGATAATATATTACAACTTTCCAATAGTCCGGAAAGTATTGCAGATATTGATACTGTAGCAAAAACGTATGCTAATGAATATGATGCTGCAATTAAAAGAGGAAAAGATTCACTTCATCAAATATCTTTACAAAGGGGAAATGTTGAAGCTATGACTCAATTATTTAAAGCAGCTTTATTAAAAGGACAAACATCAACTGCACCATATGATTTAGTTGGTGAGATGGGCAAAGGCGTTATTGCATATTGGAGTGGTGCAACTATGAATAATTTTCCAACACCAATAATACCAGCAACCGGAGCAACTTCAAATATTTCTGTTGTAACTAATATAGTAGTTAATCCGGGTCAATGGACTCCACCAATAGCATCACCATCAGTACCAACACAAGATTCAGTTGATGCAGATGAAGCAGCGGCAGTAGATAGGGATATTAACGAAGAATACCCAGCAAATCAGGCGATTTACGAAGCTCAATTTGAAAGTGAAGAAGATGCTATGGCAAATAATAGCCAAGTTACTTCGGAGGAAGCTTTTAATTCAATTAAAGAATATAATGAAGAAGTTAATAATTCATCCGATGATGGTGTAGTATTAGGAGAAGACCCACCACTTGGAGAAAGTGGGAGTCTTGATTTTGGTACGGGACCTGTATCGGTAACAGGTACTAGTGGTACAAGCGGTGATGGTGGAGGGGGTAGTGCTGGGCCCGATAAAGCAAAACCACAATTAGCTGGTAAAGGTGATGAGGCTTTATTTAAAAAATGTGGAAGCGGACATTGGCCAGCAAAAGGTTCACCTGGTAGTTTTGAAGTACAAACAACTGAGAAAGGAAAGTGTCCTAGATATTGGTATAAAGTTAATAGTGAATATCTAAAAGTTAATTGTACTGAAATTATATTTCCAACAAAGAATGGTGGTAAAAAAATAATGGTTCATAAGCACTTAGCAGCAATTGTAAAACCAGCTATTGATAAGATAAAAGCGCAAGGTTTAGAAAAATATATTGAAAATTGCGCAGGTGGTTTAGCAGTTAGAAACGTAACTTGTGGAAGTAGATTCTCAAACCACGCTTGGGGAACTGCAATAGATATGAACACTTCTGTATATCCATATGGATATAATTTTAAAGATGATGGGATATATAGCGGCAAAACGAAAGTTAGAGATTTAAATGATTTTGACAAAGGATTTCAAAGGGTAGCTGCAATATTCAAATCACAAGGAATGACATGGCTAAGTCGTAATGACCCTATGCACGTTTCCATATATGAATAAATAATTATAATATGTCAGTAATACCACCAACAAAAAACGCAGGTCTTATAGTAGATGATTTTATATCATATGCCACATTACATTTATCTACTGTAAGTGGTATTATAAATACAGTATCATTGTACCCACCAATTGGAACTCCCGGACCTGGTATAATAAATTGGACTGGGTATGTGGTTACTCCTGCAAAACCGAGTGTTACATTGGGTGGTGTTGATGCCGAAGAAGCAGCTGCGGTTGAAAGAGATATAAACGAAGAATATCCTGCAAGTCAAGCTGCATATGAAGCTCAATTTGAAAGTGAAGAAGATGCTATGGCAAATAATAGTGAAGTTACTTCAGATGAAGCGTTCAACTCAATTAAGGAATACAATGAGGAGGTTAATAACTCTGGCGATGATGGTGTAGTATTAGGAGAAGACCCACCGCTTGGTGAAAGTGGGAGTCTTGATTTTGGGTCTGGACCTGTATCAGTAACAGGTACTAGCGGCGCAAGTGGTACAAGTACTGCTGCTGGTAGTGGAGCTGGTGATGGCCAACCTGATAAACCAAAACCGCAATTAGCTGGTAAAGGAGATGAAGCTTTATTTAAGAAATGTGGAAGCGGACATTGGCCAGCAAAGGGTACTCCGGGCAATTTCGAAGTTCAAACAACCGAAAAGGGAAAATGTCCTAGATATTGGTATAAGGTTAATAATGAATATTTGAAAGTTAATTGCACGGAAATTATATTTCCAACAAAGAATGGCGGTAAGAAAATAATGGTACATAAACATTTAGCAGCAATTGTAAAACCCGCAATAGAAAAAATAAAAGCACAAGGATTAGAAAAATATATTGAAAATTGCGCAGGCGGACTTGCTGTTAGAAACGTAACCTGTGGTAGTAGATTTTCCAATCACGCTTGGGGAACTGCGATAGATATGAATACATCTGTATATCCATATGGGTACAATTTTAAAGATGATGGCATTTATAGTGGTACTACTAAGGTTAGACCACTTAATGATTTTGATAAAGGATTTCAAAGGGTGGCTGCAATATTCAAATCACAAGGAATGACATGGTTGAGCCGTAATGACCCTATGCACGTTTCTATTTACGAATAGAAATATATCCTTTTTAAGTTAAATCTTAAAAATACTTAATTGAAATATTTATAAACATAACAAACAATATATGAACACAGATAAATTATTAAAAGCTATACAAATCCTTATAAAAGAGGAATTGAAGGAGCAATTACCTGCGTTAATCAAAGAATCCGTACAAAAGGAAGTAAAAAGATTATTAAGTGAAGGTAAACAACCAGTACAACCTAAAAATACTGGATTATCAATGGCTAAAGCTATGATGGAAGATGAAATTATCGAAGAATCAGTAGCACCAAAGGTAGTACCTACAAAGCAATTTAGCAAAAACCCAATGATTAACCAAATTCTAAACGAAACCGCAATGACACCTGCAACTGGTGATGGTGGTTTCAGAACAATGAATTTTGGACAGGGTGATATGGGTTCAATTGTAGGTAGAACTGCAATAGCTGAAAAAATGGGTTATGGTGATTTAGCAAAAGGACCTTCTTCTACTGGATTGGGTGTAAACACTGGAGTGCCTGAATTGGATAAAGCATTGAATAGAGATTATTCGGAATTGGTTAAAAGATTTAAAAAGAAATAATGGCAATTGTATTAGGGCAGAAGCTTGTTCAAGACACTAAGAAGTATGAAGACCATGCAATAGGTATAACTTTACCTATTCAAATAGGTAATACTGCATTTAATCAGTCTTTCACAACTTTTGAACAAGCTAAATCTAATATAAAGAATCTATTACTTACAAAAAAAGGTGAAAGAATAATGCAACCTAATTTTGGTAGTGGACTTCAAGAATTGTTATTTGATTTTAATGATGATACTCTATCTGAAAAAATTGAAGAAACCATAACAAATTCATTGGAAAATTGGTTACCTTATATAGTTGTTCAGCAAATAAACGTAAATCAATCAAACGATAACAAAGATAGAAATACAGTTGGTATTACGATATCATTTAATGTAAGGAATAGTCCTGAATTAAACACAGTATCATTTAACATTTGATAATTAAAAAAAATGGGATTAACTATTACAAATAAAAACTTTAAAAACAAAGGCAAGGATGTAAAATATCTTGGCAAGGACTTTGTTGGATTTAGAGATAACTTAATTGAATTTTCTAAAACATATTTTCCTAAAACATATTCTGATTTTAATGAATCATCTCCTGGTATGATGTTTATTGAAATGGCATCTTATATTGGAGATTCTTTATCATATTATATAGATGATACATTGAAAGAATCTATGATGTCTTATGCAGAAGATATAAAAAGTGTAATAGCATTATCTCAATATTTAGGATATAAACCAAAAGTAACATCACCAGCAGTAACAACATTAAGTGTTTATCAATTAGTTCCTTCTGTTGGAAATGGTGGTGATAACAGACCTGATGAAAAATATTATTTAAAAATAAAAGAAGGATTGCTATCTCGTTCAACAAAAGATAGTATTGTATTTAGAACAGCAGATGTTGTAGATTTCTCAGAACCAGAAGGTAGAGAAGTAAGTGTATATCAAAGAGAAGCTGTTACGGGAGAACCATTATTTTATTTAGTTAAAAAGTATGTAAAAGCAATATCTGCAGAACTAAAAGAAGAAACATTTGAATTTGGTGCATACGAACCATTTCAAAAAATAATATTACAAGATACAAATGTAATTGATATATACGATTGTAGAGATACTAATAATAACAAATGGTATGAAGTTCCGTATTTAGCACAAGAAATGGTATTTATTGACCAACCAAATACTGAAGCTAATGACCAAGAATTATATCAATTTAAATCAACTGTACCTTATATTTTAAAAACAATTAAAACTCCAAAAAGATTTGTAGTTAAGGTAAACGAAGATAGTACAACTACTATACAATTTGGCGCAGGTGATTCATCTGCTAGTGATGAGCAATTAATTCCAAACCTCAAAAATGTAGGATTAGGATTACCAAACTCTATTAGTAGATTAGAAGAATCATTTGACCCAACAAACTTCTTAAAAACAAAAACATACGGAACATCTCCATCAACAACAACTATAACTGTAAAGTATTTAGTTGGTGGTGGGGTTAATTCAAATATAGCATCTGGGCAATTAACTAGAATAGAAGCAATTGAATTTGAAGAAGATACACAAAGATTAAATAGCGTTGAATTAACTCTTATGAGTGCAACGCAACGTTCTGTAGCTATTGATAATGAAATTCCTGCTACCGGTGGTAGGGGTGGTGAATCTTTGGAAGAAATTAGACAAAATGCATTAGCAAATTTTGGAGCACAAAATAGAGCAGTAACTGCAAAAGATTATCAAATAAGAACAATATCAATGCCAACTAAATATGGGGCAGTTGCAAAATCATACGCTGTTGCAGATGGTACTTTAGATAATAATTCACCATCATCTATATTAGCATCACCAAATCATTTGCAAGAATTTACTGATTTAGTAATGAGTTTTGTAAATATGCCTGATAACGAAGAACCAACTAGAGCTAGTGTATCTTCTGATATTACAAAATTTTTAATTGGTAAGACTTCCAATGAAACTGAAAAAAATAATCCATTTGCAATTAATTTATATTTGCTTGGATATGACTTAAACGGAAGATTAACTAATTTAAATAAAGCAGTTAAAGAAAATATAAAAACATATATGGGGGAGTTTAAAATGCTTACCGATGGTGTTAATATTAGTGATGGATTTATTATTAATATCGGATTGGATTTTGAAATAACTGCATACCAAAATTATAATAAAAGTGAAGTATTGGCAAAATGTATTTCTGAATTAAAAGATTATTTTAATATTGATAATTGGCAATTTAATCAAACAATAAATTTGAGTGAAGTTGAATTATTAATAGCAAATGTAGAAGGAGTTGCATCCGTACCATTTTTCAAAGTAGAAAATAAATGTGGAACTCCATATTCTCCAAATTCATATAATATAGAATCGGCAACTAAGGGAAAGATTGTATATCCATCATTAGACCCATCTATATTTGAAATAAAGTTTCCAGATTCAGACATTAAAGGTAGAGTAAGATAATGGCATACTATTTTTTAACAGCATCAAAAGATGCATCGGTTTATTTACAGCAGCCAAATCAAAATACTGGTTTGGATGAAATCTTAGAGATAAGTAAAATTTATTATGGTAATGTGAAGGATGTATCGAGAGCATTATTAAAATTTGATGTTGGGTTTTTATCTGCATCATTGACTTCCGGAACTATTAAAATGCAAAGTGCAGATTTAATATTAAAAGAAACTGAAAGTGAAGAAATTCCATTAGAATATACTTTATATGCATACGCTATTAGTGGAAGTTGGCAAATGGGTAAAGGTACTCGTTTTGATAATATTTCAACTGCTGGTGTAACTTGGAATTATAGAGAAGGTGATAGTAAATTAGAGTGGTTACAAAACGGATTAAATTTAGGAACTGATTCAAATCCAAATGATGGTACTGGTGGTACTTGGTGGGTAGCTAACGTAGCAAATCAATCGTTCAATTATCAAACTGCTGATATCCAACTGGATGTTACGAATATATTAAAAGGTTGGATGAGTGGTTCTATAAATGGTGGGATACCAAATGATGGTATTATAATAAAACACTCTGATAGTGTTGAGAACGATACGCAAGATTATGGTATAGTAAGGGTGTTTAGTAAAGAAACAAATACAATATACGAACCAAAAATTAGAATAGGTTGGGATGACCAATCATTTATAACTTCGTCATTATCTCCATTAACAGCAACGGATATTAAAGTTGGAGTAAATAATTTTAAAAAAGAATATAAGGTTGGTACTACACCTACTATAAGAATATTTGGTAGAGAATTATATCCTTTAAAAACATTTACGAATACATTTGCATATAATAATATAAAATACCTACCACAAACAACTTATTATCAGATAAAAGATTACGCATCTGATGATATTATAATTCCTTTTAGTGATTATTCTAAAATTAGTTGTGATTCAAATGGTAATTATATAAAATTGAATTTATCTAATTGGCAAGCAGATAGAGTATATAAAATTGAATTCAAAGTTGATATGGATGGTGATATTCAATATATTGATGAAGATATAACATTTAGTATTGTAAAACAATAAAAATGATAAAGACTGGATTAGTAAAGACTGGACTACAAAACGAAGTAAAAATAAGTGAACTACTAACAAGTGGTTCTTTGGCTATTAATACAAAGAACCAATTTGGTATTCATATATTTAGTGGTTCTGTTGTTGATGATGGAATCATATCTGGGCAACTTTTAAAACCAAAGTATAATCAAGAAGAATTATTAAAATCAATAGATACTACAATTGTAGAATTAATTGATATATTACCTCCAATAACCGACCCAACAATTTATGTTTCTACTTTTAATGAAGCTACACAATCGATAGCAGATTTGACAAGCACAGTAGAAGATTTAACAACGGCCGTACTTAATCTTAATAGTAAAGTAAAAGAATTGGAAATAATAACTCAAAGTTTAGTAGTTGAACTTGATGCTAGAAACTTAACTGTTGCCGTTGCCGAAAACCAAACTCAGATTGTTACTACTAAGGTTGAATCTACAATTACTGATTTACAAAATTCAATACAAAAAGCAACTGCGGAATCTATTCAAAGAGTTTCATTGAATGCAAGAAATACATCATTATTGCAAGAGAATGCGTTATTAATTCAACAATTGGAAACAGCTAATACTACAATATCAGATAGAAATAATACAATTAATCAGTTGAACATATCTTTGGCAAATGCAAATGCGCAAACTGCTACGGCACAAACTGCATTAATTAAATCAAATGATGCACAAACTAAAAAGAAGAAAATTATTTGTAACGAATTATACAATCAAGGTTTCTTACCTCAACACATTTGGAACGCTGATGAACGTTATGGTGAGATGATGTATGAGAAAGACCCTCGTTTGGTATTGGGTTATATGATGTGGGCTAGAAATGTAGTTAAGTATATGAGAGCTAAGCCACAAAATACTAAGTGGATTTATACGATGGTAAAACCTTGGACTGAGCATATGGCTTATGAAGTAGGTATATTACCAAAAGATAATTGGATAGGTAAACTTATTCATAATGTAGGAAAACAATATTGTTACTATGTATATGATAAGCAAATGAGTAAAAGAAACAAATTGTCATGGCAGTAAAAGGATTCAAAGATATAATACAAAATAGAGGATACAAAATCGATTCTAAGGATAGACAAGTATTTGAAGAAGGAAACTTACAATCTTTTTTTGGATTTGGAGAATCTGATGCAATTGAATTTGTTTTATACGATGTAAATGATAATCAACTACCTCAAAGAAATAACGAATTGGTTAGATATGTACCATTAACATCCGATACTATAAAAGATTATTTTTTAATAGCAGAGGGAACATTATTAGAAAAAAATAAATTTCCAAGTGAATATTTTGTTGATATTGAAAGATTAATAAGAGAAGCTGGATATAATAATGGTATATTTAAAACACAAATTACTTTATTAAATAAAAGAGTAGGTAGTAGTGATATTAACGATAAGATGTGGATATCCGAAATATCTCCATCAAGAACTGAAATAAGATTATATCCTTTAAAAAAAGGATTAGATGCTAGTTCAAACAATTTAGGTGAGAGATTTGATTTATTTAAAAAGAATGGAGAGTTTAGGGATGATACTATTAATTTAGCATTTAATTTTATAGAAAAAATTAATCCAAGTATTATAAGTACTTTTATGAAAACAAAGTATTCTGAAAAATGGACTAATAAAATGATTGGTGAGTTTAAAGTTAAAGATTTTGAATCACTAACAACTACAATTTATAATAAATTTAGAGAAGCTTGTTTTTATGAATTTACAAATAGAATATCAGATATATCTGATTTAAACTATGGAAAAGCAAAAACAACTCGTCCTGAAATTGGATTATCAAAAGAAACTATTCGTGATAGATGTAGAAATTTATTAATTCAAACAATAACAAAAAATCTACCTCAGCAAAATATAAATACACAAACAACATCTGATAATACAGTAGATGAAAGTTTAGATGAAGTTCAACTTGTATTACAAAGATTGGAAAGTAATACAATAATAGATACATCAAAACCAGTATTAAAAGAAATTACAAAAATAAAACCTATGCAAAGGGATAGTGATATTCACTTTGCAGAAAAAATAAAAAAGCAAATACCTCCTGATGAATTAATTGGAAAGCCTGTTGTTGTAACGCCAATTGAAGAACCAATAAAAGTAATACCAGAACCAGCAATAGTTATAGAAACTCCAGTAGAGCAACCACCATCATATGGTGGCGGAGGCGGTGGTGGAGGTGGTAGCATCTACCGAGAATATGATACATTGGATAGACAAAATTTGGCAGATGGTGGTATGGGTAGAGAACGAATGGAATTTCAATAATATAAAATACTTATAAAGTAATGATAGCAGTAGACGAACAAGCATTTGATATGGGGTTTGGTACACAACAATACCAAGATGGCAATATGCTTAATGAGCAAAATCAGCTGCAAGGATACTTTGGCTCTGGTGGTGTTTCTACATTTATTGGCGGTGGTGGTGGTGGTTCTGTAAGTGGTGGTGGTTCTGTTGTAGTTTCTGAAACTCCGGGAACATCAAATTACAATAATAAAAAAGTAATTTACATAAAATCAAAAGAATCTGGTGCATCTATTTTTAAAAATGGAGAAAATACATTTTCCACTACCGATTCAAGTATTACTGTAGATGTAAGTGAAGCATTAGCAACGCCAATTGAATTAACAGTTCAAAAAGAAGGATTTACTTCAAATGAAAAATATATTATTGATGTTGTAAATAATCCAAATTTCCAACAGCTAAAATTAAATTTATCTACTGATATAAAAATTAATGTTGACCCATATAGTAGTTTATATGGTTATCAGGATTTTAATAATATGTCATTTAATAATGTTTATAATTCTGGTACTGGTGTAACATATTATGGACAACCATATGTTCCAAATGTAGAAGATTATTCTGTATTTTCAACAGAACCTATATTTTTAATTAGAGTACAATATTATTTAAATGGAAATTTACAAAAATTTGATTATAATGCAAAAGATAGTTCTTTAAGTGTAAATTTTGATAATTTTGTAAAAAAATCAATTGAAACACCAGTCGATATACTACCGCCAAACGTAGATGTAACTATTAATTTAGTTGGGCCTGAAAATTCTGTAATAGTATTGAGAAAAGGTATTGCGGGAATATTAAGTGGTGGTGGTAATATCATCACATTGGTAAATGGAATAAATAAACTAACAATACCTGTTGGTAGTAATATTACTATACAAACTGCTAACATTGGATTATATAGAGCAAAATATATAAAAGCAAATAATGGTACTGAAGATATAGTTGTTGAGGCTATTGAACAAAATGAATCAGTATCAACAACAATAACTGCATATGATAATACAATTATTGATATAACTTCTGAAAATTTTGTAATATTACAAAAAGATATACCAGTAATTGATTTTATTACAATTGAAGAATTAACAAAGCCATATAATAAAAATACTAAGGCTGATTTTCCAATTGGTATAAAAAAAACATCAGGAACAACTGCAGTAAAAATATATGTAAATAGTAACGAATTTAACTTTGATACGGCAAATTCTGAAAACTATTCTATTTTATCAATACCGGCAAAAGTACTAACTACGGTTGGTAGATATAAAGTTATTATAGTACCATCTAGTAAAGATGGAGATGGTGCACCACTTGAGTTTACATTAAACTCTGTTGATGATATATACGTTGGTACTCCTGATATTAGAAATATAAGATATCCATCTGTATTAAGAGGACCTGATTTTGTTGGAACTGATGTAGACTTTACAATTGAATTTGAAACTGTAAATACAGATGAAGTTAGATTATTTGCAACCTCACCAAATTCAACAACTCTAAATGATTATAGTTCTAACTTTTTAAGATTAGCATGTCAAAAAGATGGATATACTAAGCAAACATTAAATTTTCAAAAACTATTAGATTTTTTCAAAAGTTCTGTTGCTGAAGATGTTGATATTATAAACATAGGATTAAAATTAGTTCCTTTTAATAGAAGTGGTAGACAATCTATATCTGGTGTTGAAGAATTTTTAAATATAAAATTTGATAAGGGTGATTTATCAATTCCAAGAGATGTAGCTGTTAGTAGATTGGCAGAAGGATTTCTTTCTCAATTTGATTTAAGTATATTTGCCGATGAGACATCTAAATATTTAACTCACTTAGCACATTTTGGAAATGCCGATAATAAATTAATTACAACTTGGGCTGAAGATGGTGATTCTGTAATATTAAAATTATATGAACCATTAGAAACTACAGTCCAACCAAATCAAGAAATTTGGATTTCAAAATTACAAGCAAATCCAATAATTGAAACTGTAACAATTAGTGGTATTGATGAATCATTTTGTCCACCATTAAAAGGACCTAATTTTTCAATAGAAGCTGATAATGGTGTTGGATATCAAGCATTTTCTGATTTAGTAGCAAGTGGTTCATTTACTTATAACGATATTATAAATAAAATAAGTAGCCAAAACAATATAGATACTGAAAAATTAAATATACAATATATAAGTGGTTCTGATTATACTTGGACTAATTATGTACATTATGGAGCAGCTGCAGAAAGAGTAAATAACTTTTTTTATAAGGTAAAGGTATTACAAAGCTATCAAGAAAAATATTTTGATTTAACCAATCAAACGTTTCCTATTGGATACTTGTTAGCAGAAGCAATACCACAGCATGAAGAATATTCAACTATTGATGGGTATATTTTACAAACAGAAGATTCAATAGATGAACTTCAATGGGAATATCCACAATACTCTCCTATATATGTTGAGTTGGAGGCAAAATCTATTGGAGAAAAAATATCAAATTTAGTAAAAACATTTGACGGATTTGAAAAGTTTTTATTTAAATCAGAAAATTCATTAGCATATCCTAAGAGGGATTTGTATGATACTGAAAAAGATTTTTATTATAGAGTATTAAAAGTAGCTACGGATTCTACTGTTATTACTTGGTATAACTACGCATTAGAAAGCGCATTGTATTACGATAAGTATAATGTTAATTCTATGAAAAATAATATGCCTGAATTTATAACCGATGATTATGAGAATAATGAATTTATATTATTCTTAGATATGATTGGCCAACATTTTGATGTTATTTGGTGTTATATAAACGCATTAAAAGGAACTAAGAAATTAGAGCATAAACAAGAAACTGGAATACCAAATCAATTAATATATTCTTTACTTGATTCATTGGGATGGAAAAGTAAAAAAGCATTTAATTCTAATTTCCTTTGGGAATATATGTTTGGTAGTGATAAAGAAGGTAGACCTAAATTTTCTACAAGTTTGCAAGATGCAAATTTTGAAGTTTGGAGAAGAATTGCAAATAACTTACCATATCTATTAAAACATAAAGGTACTGCTAGAGCATTAAAAGCTGTAATGGCTTGTTATGGTGTACCTCAATCTATGTTGACAATAATGGAATTTGGTGGACCTCAAGACCCAACAAAAGGAGGAAGTACACAATTTACATTTGATGATAGAACAGCCGCAATATTTTTAACGGGAAGTTTAAATGGTAATGGTAGTTCTAATGTTAAAATACCTTGGCATAGTTCTTCATTAACGCAAGATTATCCAAATGGTATTGAATTCAGAATAAAGCCGGCTAAAATACCAAATACATCTTATACTTTAATTAGTGGTAGTGAGTGGACTTTGGATTTAATACAAACAACTGGTTCATTTGGTAAATTAGAATTTAACTTTGGAGGTGACCAATCTGTTAGTACTTACTTTGAAACAAGCGGAACGTATTATCCATATATAGAATCATCTATTGAATATGTATTTGGACCTGATTGGAAGACTGGTAGTTTGGATTTCCCAATATCATTAGAGCACTATTCTAATGTATCTATTAATAGACACAATAGTCCTGATTCATCTTCTTGGTATGAGGTTTGGTTAGCAACTTCAAATGGTACTAGAATAATAACTTCGGTTAGTATGTCTATTGCATCGGTTGATGGACAATGGACAACTGGTTCTACTTTGCAAATAGGTGGTAACGGATATTCTGGTAATATAGATGAATTCCGTTTATGGACTGTTCCATTACAAAGAAGTAAATTTGAAAATCATACTTTATTTCCTGATGCAATTAACGGTAACTCCGTAACAGCATCTACATCTGATTTAATATTCCGTTTAGATTTTGAATATCCAAAAGATAGAACAAAAGATTCGTTTATTAAAAACGTTTCAATAAATCAATCCTATGGAGAACCATTCGCATCCGCAAGTAATATGTATTCAGCTTCAGCATATCCGTATCAATATACGCCATATGATAGAACTGTTACAGCTACTGTCCCATCTTTAGGATTTAATTATTCAAATAAAATTAGATTTGAGGAGCAAGAACTTGTTGGGGATTTATCTCATAAAGTAAGAGCTACTAAAAAAGCATTCGATAGAGCACCAATAGATTCAAATCGTTTAGGATTATTCTTCTCTCCTATTAAGGAGTTAAATATGGATATACTTAAGGTTCTTGGGGATTTTAATATTGATAATTATATTGGAGACCCATCGGATGAATATAAAACTACATATTCTCAATTAGATACATTAAGGCATTATTATTTTGAAAGATTAGATGGTAGAGATATTTATGAATATATAAGATTGGTAAAATATATTGATAAATCTTTATTTGAAGTACTTTCTGATTTAGCACCTGCTAGAACTAATATATCTAAAGGATTATTAATTGAACCACATTTTTTAGAAAGAAGTAAAATAAAATGGGATAGACCAGAATCATTAAGAAATGATTTTGAAACTTTAATTGATACGAATGAAGATGTATTTTTAAATGCAGATTCTATTCCAAAAGATGCACACATAAACGCAGAGGAAGTATCTTCGTTATCATATGAATTAAATAATTATGATACAACTTTAGATGCAAATGATATAACTACATTAGAAGGTGCAAATGAAACTTATAATTCTCAAATAGATTATGATTTTACAAATAACATAGAAAGTGATTATCCAACATTTCCTAAAACTGGTTCTATAAACATAGTAGTTTCTTCTGGAGCAACATTAACTGGTGATTATGTTAATAAGTTTCAACAAATTGGAATGGAAAAAAATTCTTTAGCAAATATTGGATATGGTTTATATGCAATTAGAGGTAATGCGATTTATAGAGATTATGATGGTTTATTCGGTAATACCGAAATAACAGGAAGTAGAAAGAGTGTATTTTTAGTAAAAGAAACAAAATCTTTAAAAGAAAAAATACAAGTGAGTGGTTACCCAACAACAATATCTGGTCCTGTAATATATGAAACAATTACAAAAAATTACGATAAATATCTTGTATCAATACTACCTTTTAGTGGAAGTATTGCAGTTGCTGGAGATATAACAGAAGTTACGGCAATTAATGGATATTTACCAACGCATTATAGATTTACTAATAATTTATCAGAAGGAATGAGAAGGTCATACTTTAATGGTTCTTTACAAACGGCTCAAACAACGCCAGATGGTTTAGACCCAGTTGAAACATTTACAACCAATCCTAACATTCTTAGAGTGGCTAAGACTGGTAGAGGTAGTGGTGAACCAATACTTGAAGTAGATTAATTGGAAAATAAAAATTAGTTATATTTATAGAATATAGATAAAAAACATATCAAATGGC